AGCAGCTAAAGTGTTGAACAACGGGTTCGGAACAGCAAATGGTTGAGATGGTAAGGAGCTTTTAGCTACTGACCACCCTATTACTGCTGGTACGGAGCAGAATGAGTTATCTACTGCAGCAGACCTTAACGAAACATCTTTGGAGCAAGCATTAATTGACATTGCAGCTCTTACAGATGAAAGAGGTTTAAAAATTGCAGCTAAAGGTATGAAATTAATCCTGCCTTCAGCTTTACAATTTACTGCTGAGAGACTTATGAAGTCAACACAAAGAGTTGGAACAGCTGATAATGATATCAATGCAGTTGTATCTATGGGAATGATTCCACAAGGCTATGCCGTGAATCATTACTTAACTGATACAGATGCTTGGTTCATTAAAACAGATGTACCTAATGGTCTTAAACATTTTGTGAGAGCACCATTAAAAACAGCTATGGAAGGCGACTTTACAACTGGAAACGTAAGATACAAAGCTAGAGAGAGATACTCATTTGGGTTCTCCGACTGGAGAGGTATTTTCGGATCACCGGGAGCATAATAAAATAATATTTTGTGGCGGGACATAGTTCCGCCACAATTTAATTTTAGAAAGAAAAATGAGACAATTTCTAGTTAATATATGGGCTTATGATTATCATGCTAAATTTGAAGTTTTAGCAGAGGATAATCGTGAATCTATAGAGAAATCAATCCTTGACAAGCTAGGAGAAAAGTCTATAAAGTGGGAATCAGAGGGAATGTTTCGAGATACCCGTAGAATAACATACGAGGAGGTTAATCATGACCGAAGACCTGTACAAACAAAAGAGGTCCTTGGAGTTAGGTTGGCAGTATGAGTATAATCAACACGGAAAATATACTCTTAATATGGTCGAAATTGATGAGAAAATTAAAAGTATCATCACTCAGATCAAAGCTGAAGAGTTTAAAATTGCTGATAGAGAAAATAAAATTAGTGATTCAGCTGCCCAAGTTTCTGTGGCAACTTAGATAAACGCCACATCGCTGAAATCGTACTTTTATGTAAGGATCCCTTGCACTTAATCAAAAAATAACATATAAATTTGCCACTATACAAATTTTAAAAAAACTTAAATGTAGACGCGTATAGTCGACATCCCCTAGGGACTACATTTAAATATTCTAGGAGGAATATTATGGCAAACACGACATTTACTGGATCAGTACGATCTGAGAACAATTTTAAAGTTATCAGTAAAGCTGCATCCACAGGACTAGTCTCTGATCGAACGATCGGTGACGGATTGAAAGACTCTCGAAGATATTATCTTGATGAGTATTTTAATCAACTTCCTGCTATTAACGCTTACCTACAAGGCTCAGAAACAAAAGACTGGGGTAGCATAGCGGACGGCAATGAAGCAACAGAAGACTTAACAGTTACAGGTGCAGCACTAGGAGACTATGCGGTAGCAACAATGAGTATTGATGTTACAGACTTAACTATAACGGCATCAGTAACAGCATCAAACGTAGTTACAGTTGTTTTAGGAAACTTTACAGGTGGTGCGATAGATCTTGGATCTGGAACATTAACAGTTAAAGTTTTTAAAGCTGGTTCAACAGGAGTAGGTAAAAACGTTAACTTTGAAGTTTTGGGAACTAACATGACAACAGCGTTAGCTACTAGAAGTGCTACTGTTGCAGCAGTTACGCTGACAACAGCAGGTGCTGACCAAGACCAAGCGATTGCATTACCACACTTAGACGCTGGCCAAACAGCATGGACTGGTGTCAAATGGGGTACTGAAAACCAAACTGAATGGGAAGCTTTAGTTCGAACAAGTTCGGCTATCGACAACCAAAAAGTTTGGGCTGGTTTAAAATTAACAAATGATCAACTTCCTCAAACGGATGCGGACCAAGCATATTTTTATTTTGCAACGGACGGAACGAATGGGCAAGCGATCGATGACTTTACACCATTGTATTTTATTCATTCTAATAACGGCACTGACTATCTAACTAACTTAGGTATCACAGTGGCGGCAGATACAAATTATCATTTAAAAATTTCGATTGATAGTGATAGAAAACCATCTGTTTTTGTGAATGGTAGACAATACAGTGTAACAACAAGTGCAATAACGGCTTTTGATGGCACAACTTCAGTTACTGGAACAACTCAGGCAACTATTGCAGCGAGTTATTCAGCTGGTAATGCTAACACTCAAAAGGGTGCAGCGTTGAAAAACGACATTAATTTAATTCCTTACGTAGGGATTGAAGCTGGCGACGGCGCGGCAGCAGCAGTAAACGTTAGTTATAGTACAATTAGCAGACTACTGTTTGAATAATAAATAAATTAACTCTTTGGGTGGAGTGTAATGACTCCACCCCTAGATAAAGGAGATAAAAAATGGCAGATGTAGTATTAAATCAAACAATTTTTGATGGTGATAAAAAATTAATAACACACTATAATAACGTTTCAGACAGCTCAGGTGGAACAACAACTATTGTTGATGTTTCAGCATTAGGAACAAGTCCAAGTGGAGATACTTGTACTAGAGTAAGATTAAATAAACTTTGGTATAGTGCTTCAATGACGGCTAAAGTAGATTCACTTAGACTACTTTGGGATGCAACAACTGATGCAACTTTTTTAACTTTAGAACAAAGTGGTTATTTTGATTATAGTTCTATAGGTGGAGTAAAAAACAACGAAGCTTCAGGTGTAACAGGAGATGTTAAAGCAACTCTACCAGCTTGTACTAGCGGAGACTCTGCTACTATTACTTGCGAGTGGATTAAAGTATACTAGGGAGGTAACTTATGGCCAACACAACATCTGGCACAGTTACTTTTGACAAAACTTTTGCTGTTGATGAAATTATAGCAGAAGCATACGAACGTATAGGTTCACAAGTAACTTCTGGATATCAACTAAAAACGGCGAGACGTTCTTTAAATGTAATGTTTCAAGAATGGGGCAATAGAGGTTTGCACTACTGGGAAGTAGGCGATACTAATATTGATCTTATTGAAGGTCAAGCAGAATATACTTTTTATAGAGCAACTGGTGATGGAACAAGTTCTACTACAGCAGGCGGAACAACAGGAACATCAACCTATGGTTTGGCTGATGTTTTAGAAGCTACTCTTAGATCCGATAGAGGAGATACAGATCAAGCCGATTCCTCACTTACAAAAACAGATCGAGCAACCTTTTCAAGTTTAGCTAATAAATTATCAAAAGGAACACCTTCTAGATATTTTGTTCAAAGACTTGTTGATAAAACAACGGTCACTCTTTACCCGACACCTGATTCATCTAATGCATCAAAAGAAATTCACATTTTCTTTGTAAAAAGAATTCACGATGCTGATGCAACTTATACCGATGCAACAGACGTACCATATAGATTCGTACCTTGTATGGCATCTGGTTTAGCATTTTATTTAGCACAAAAATTTAATCCACAGGCAGCTCAACAAATGAAATTATATTATGAAGATGAGTTAGCTAGAGCATTATCAGAAGATGGTTCTTCTACTAGTGTTCACATAACACCGAAAGTTTATTACCCAGGAACATAATGACAAAATACGCAAAAGCAATCTCAGATAGATCAGGAATGGAATTTCCGTACAATGAAATGGTTAAAGAATGGAATGGTATGTTTGTACATAAATCAGAATTTGAAGCTAAACATCCTCAATTAGAACCAAGAGGATATGCAGGAAGAGAACGAGGTTTATTAAATGCAAGACCGGATAGAACTGAAAATGAAGTCATTGCAATTTTAGGACCAGATCCTTTTTCTACTATTTCAGCTTCATCTGGAATTATAAATGTATTTGAAAAAGGTCATGGTAGATCAACAAGTGATACAGTTAGACTTAGAGGAGCACCTTCTACTTCTGCATCTTTTAGTGATCCAAACAGTTTTGATGGTATTACAGGATCTAATATTGCATATTCTTCTGGCTACTCGATCACCGTAGGCAAACGAGACTCTAGTGGTGATGTAACACAGACAGATGACTACTATTACTTTACTGTCAATACAGATACTGCTACAAGTGGAGGAGTATCAGGAGGGGGAGAGAATTGTTCGGCTGGTCCAGCAACTCTAACGGCATAATATGGCAGGATTTACTTATTCAACACTGACAACGGCAATTCAGAATTATACTGAAGTTGGAACAGGCGTACTCTCAAGTACAATTACAGACCAATTTATAGATAATTCAGAACTTAGAATTCAAAGAGAAATTCCACTTGATGCAGATCGAAAAGAAATGCTTGGAAATTTAACAGCTTCCAAAGATAATGTTCATGCTCCAGCTGGAACTTTATTTGTTAGAGGAATACAGGTTTATACTTCAACGACTGCTGCAACTGGTGCTAATAGCTGGCTAGAAAAGAAAGATATTAGTTTTTTAAGAGAATATGATGCAGCTGAAACGACTACTGGCACACCAAAATATTATGCTATGTCAGGAGGAGCAGAGGGAGTAGGTGCAACTTCTTCAGGAAGAATTACAATTGTTCCAACACCTTCTTCAGCTTTTATGTACAAAATTCATTACAATGCTAGACCAACAGGATTGAGTTCAGCAAATACGACAACTTATTTAAGTCTTAATTTTGGAAACGGACTTTTATATGCATGTCTTGTAGAAGCATTTAGCTATTTAAAAGGCCCAATGGATATGCTACAATTATATGATGGGAAATATAAGGAAGAAGCTCAAAAATTTGCATTAGAGCAAACAGGTAGAAGAAGAAGAGACGACTATACAGATGGTTCAATTAGAACAAAAATTGACTCTGCAAGCCCTTAAAAACAAATAGAATATTAATTAATAAAAGAGTATAACAAATTATGGCAACATTAACAGTAACAGTCAAAGAAGCAATCACTCTTAACAACATAGACTATGGATCGGAAAGATCTTTAGATATTTCTAGTGTTAATGAAGTTGTAAAAAGAGTAGTAACTGCTTCAACAACAGAATGTGGATTAATAGGATTTTTATCGGCGCTTAGTAGCGTTGGTGTAACAGCTAATAAAGTTGGTTATGTTGCAGGAATGTTTGATGATGGCGATGTACGATATATTAGAATTACAAATTTAGATTCATCAAATCATATTATGTAAACTTTTAAAGATGAAGACAATACAGAATTTAGACTGAAGGTAGATGCTGGCCACTCGTTTATTTATCCTGGTGATAATAGCGGTGGCGTAGTAGATACAATGAAAGCGGCAGGATCAGCTTTAGCGGCAGGTCTTTCTGACTTAGTAGATATTACAGTAGATACAGATACAGCATCTTGTGATGTTGAGGTATTTGTAGGGAGCGCTTAATGGCATCGTCATATACGAATATAGGTACAGAGTTAATGACCACTGGCGAGAACGCTGGTAACTGGGGAACAAAAACAAATACTAACATACAAATTTTAGAAGAAGCGATTCGTGGTTATGTAGCAGTAGGTGTTGCAAGTGCAGATGCAACTTTATCTTTGACAGATGGTTCTACGGGTGATTCTATAAGAAACTCTGTTATTGCTTTTACAGGTGCATTAGCTGGCAACAGAATAATAACAGTTCCCGCCGTAGAAAAATGGTGGATTATGGATAATCAAACCACTGAAGCTTATACACTTACAGTGAAAGCTAGTGGTCAAACTGGAGTTACTTGGGGAGCATCTGATAAAGGAACAAAAATATTATATGCAAATGGTACCGATGTAATTGATACAGGTATTACATCTGCTGGAGCATTTGATTTAGATGGTGGTGAGTTAACTCTCGACGCTGATTCGGATACTAGCATTACAGCAAGTACTGATGACCAGATAGATTTTGAAATTGCAGGCGCTGACGATTTTACAATGACAGCGAATGCTTTCAATGTATTAACTGGATCTCATGCAACTTTTGCCGATAGTGCTAATGCTAAATTTGGTACTGGCAATGACATGTTAATGTATCATGATGGATCAAATTCTTATATTACAAATGCTACAGGGGCTTTAAAATTAGCAACAGAAACTTCAGGTATTGCGGTTACTATTGGACACACAACTTCAGAAACAACAATTGCAGATAATTTAACTGTAACAGGAACTTTAACAGGTACTCTAGCAACAGCTGCACAAGGCAGTGTAACTAGTCTTGGTACTCTTACAACTTTAACCGTTGATAATGTTATTACTAACGGTACGACAATTGGTCATACAGATGATACGGATCTAATGACACTTGCAGATGGTGTGTTAACAGTTGCAGGAGAATTAGATGCTACAACTTTAGATATATCTGGAAATGCAGATATAGACGGAACTTTAGAAGCGGATGCATATACTCTTGGTGGTGCAGCTTTTATTAAAGTCGAAGGAACAAATTTTGACGATAGTTTATTAGTTGGCCATGCAACAACAGGAACTTTAAATGCAGCAATTCATAATACTGGAGTAGGTTTAGATACTTTAGACGCTTTAACAAGTGGAAGTTATAATACAGCAATGGGTTCTGGAGCTGCTACAGCAATGACATCAGGCGGATTTAATACAGC